CTGTACGACCGATATGCCGTCTATCAGGAGTACGGCGCAGAGGACAGCGGCTGGTTTGATTTCGCACGGGCCATCGAGGCATGGCTCAGGGAGAAGAACACATGATCAATGAAAAAGAGAACGCTGTGCTGCTCATCGCCGGGTTCACGCAGCGAGAGATCAGCGACCGCAATCGGAAGTTCTACAACCTCTTCCGGATTGAGCCCTGGCTCGTGCCCATGCGTAAGCACGGCGAATGGGGAGGGCTGACGACGCAGGAGATCCTTGACATCGTGGATGACCACACCGAGACCCCCAACGCGATCCCAATGCTCTACCGTGACCAAGCCGTGGATCTTTGTCGCGCTATCGAAGCAAGACTCAAGGAGAAGAACACATGAAACCCGTCCTCTGGATCCACAAGGCCAGCGGCAGGATCCGTTTTGACGGAGAAAACCTACCCCCATCCTGGATCCCGCTCTTTGCCAAAGAAGACCTCGAGCTCACGCCGACCACGGCCCACGCGCCCATGGAACTGCCGGACAAGACACGACGCATCTGGGACTACATCAAAGACAGAAAACGCCCCTTCCAGGCCCGCGACGTCGCCGAACACTTCGCCATCTCCACCCGCACCGCCGCCAACCACCTCTCCACCCTCCACCTGGCAGGCGCACTCTCCCGCACCCGCAAGACAAAAAATATCCTCTGGGAAGTGATGTACAAGGAACCCAAAGAACACAGAGAAAGGCCCCGGCCAAGACAAGAGGCTGCCGAGGCCACCCCACACCGACCACGGCCCACGCCAGTCACCAGCTATCCTCACGCCCGTGGCTACGACGATTGACAGGAGCTTCTATGCTGCGCCCCGCACTGAATTCGACAGAGGATCCCCCTCCACGGACCACGGACCAGGAACTCCTCGAATACATCAACGCCCTCCGACGACGGATCGAGGTCCAAAATATCCAGATGGAAGCGCTCGCAGTTGAAGTAAGATCGCTTCAGATCAAAGCAAAAGAGCAGGAGGACTTCATCGACCGCCTATCGCTGGATCTCGCTCTCTACAATAAAGGGCCCGTCAACGGAGCTTCATCATGAACCAGAATGTGCTATCAGGACTGAAGGATTTGCTCGGCATACCCGCCCAGGCAAAGTATGTCCACCTTGTCACCATGACTATCAATGGCGTGAAACATCTCTACTTGGGACCAGTTTTGCCAGAACTGTTCGAACGAGGCTGCGACGTCGAGATCTCTGCCATCGAGTTTGGTGATCTGCTTGAGGTCGAACACGCGATCCGCCTCCTACAAGGGAAATACCTTGAGGGGGAGAATGTCAACTGAGGATGAGGTTTTCGATGCGGTTGTCCGTCCAGTCACCGTTCTTGTGGACAGGGAGCTTGGGCGGCCACCAGCCCTTGTTCCATATCCAGACAATGCATTCGATAGGGACCTGCGCACCCTGCATCCCTACCCTTAGCTGCTGGTTCTTGGTCCACGAACCAGCTACCGTGCCTCGCTTGACCCTGTTGTTGGGTGAAACTCTCCAACGAACTTCCCCTGTCTCAGGGCAGTAGGTCAAATAGCGGCGGACCCAGATATAATCGGCCTTGCTCATGCTGTCGTTCCTGTTAAACGATGGGATGGGAAGTGGGGCTCGGATGTTGGAAGCATCCGAGCCCTGCGCATTTTAAGGGGTGCGAGGAGCGCGGATCAAGGGCCACGGGCAAAAACGCCAAAACAGTAGACCGCTGGTTACTATCGTGTTTTTGTTTCGAAAATTTTTAAAAAATGACGTAATGCCGTAATGGACGTAATGAATCAATAAAATCAAGGGGTTAGAGCAATACGTTTCATTACAGTAGGTAAAATGGTGAAATTCTTCTGGGGATCGCGCGCGCGCAGGTAGTTGATTTTTGTTTTTGTTTTTTTGGCCACGGGGGCTACTAAAACGCGCTTTTTGGTATGATGGGGCCCTGCCCTGGCAATCCTGCCTGGGTTGCCATAGAGGAGAAAGGTGATGTTCGAGATCGAGAAGGGTGTACCGCTGCCTGAAGGCCGACAGTCTGGGTCTGTTTATCCCTTCAGGTTTATGGAGGTCGGTGACAGTTTTGTTGTGTCCGAAGAGGATAGGCTGAAGAACGCACGTGCGGCTGCGTATTCCTACGGTAAACGTAGTGGCCATAGGTTCGCCTGTCGGCGGGTAGGTAATGGCTGGCGCTTCTGGCGTGTTAGCTGATTGCTGAGTAGGGAGGCCGGTGATGTCGTCAAAGGATAAGAAGTTCCTCTCCGGTAAGTCGTTAGGTCGCCGGGATGATCGTGTTGAAGAGCGCATCAACCGGCCTGTCACCGTTGTCAAACCAAAGGTACTGAGCCCACAGGAATGGAAGTTTGTCGAGGAGTTTGTTGCTGGAGAGGGCCACGTTACCCTGAAGGAAGCGGCTTTGCGAGCAGGGTACAGCGAGACTTGGGCAGCGGGCCGGGCAAGAGAGCTGACCGACCCGGACAAGAGTCCGCACATCGTGGCTGCGATCCAGGAGCGGCGACGCGAGCTGGGCGAGAAGTATGCGACGACGTATGAGCGGCACATGCGTGACTTGCAGGTGATCAGGGATCAGGCCCTGGCTGCGGGAGCGTACGGTGCGGCCGTCCAGGCTGAGTACAGGCGCGGCCAGGCGCTTGGCACGATCTACATTGACCGCAAGGAGATCAGGCACGGCACGATCGACTCCATGAGCAAGGAGGAGGTCATGCGGAAGCTTGAGGAGATCAAGAAGCTTTACGGCGGCGGCAACGGCGGGCCGATCATCGACATCACGCCTGATCAGGTACGGGAAAGCGCCGATGTCCGAGAGCTGCCGGATGCTGATCCGGTTGAAGATGCCACCGAAGGCCTCCAGGAGGCCCTAGGAGCGCCTGAAAGCGAAGGAGAAGGGGAAGATGCCAGCGAAGCCAGAAAGCGCCCTGTATCGGCGGCTGAGAGACAACCTCTCAGCGTCCGACTGCCATTTAACCCGAATCGAAAGTAGGGTAGGGCTCGGAATCCCTGACTGCCTAGTCGCGTTCAAGCGTTCGGGTGAGTTTGTGATGGTCGAGCTCAAGGTTGTCAAGCGCGGGTTCAAGGTGAATCTGTCGCCGCACCAGGTCGCCTTTCATCTGAAGCATGCAGACATGCACTGCCCGACGTTCATTGTGGTCCAGTATTCGCCGGCGGGTAAGACTGCGGCGGGTGAGCTGTTGGTTTATAGCGGGGATCAGGTGATGGACGTGCACAAGCTGGGTGTGAAGGCGGAGCCACTGGCCCGTTGGCCGTGGCTGGGGGTCCAGTGGCAGATGGTCAAGCAGGTGCTGTTGACAGGCCAGTCGATCGATGAGTAGAGTTCTGGTCCGAGCGATAATGCTCAGAACTAGAAAGGAGAGAAGATGCGTGATGGGTTTACATGAAACGGCCTACTCGTTGGCCACCACATATCCGAGACGCGATTGAGAACCAGAAGAGAAGAAAAGAGATTGACGAAGAGGCCCGCCGTGCTGCCCAGCATCGGACATGGCGGGAGATAGGAAAGCTTGCTTTGTTCCTCATATGGCACGGCATCATCCAGGCGATGACAGGCAACCGAAGAAGGTAGCGCTTGACACTGGTTTTGATTTCGTGCTGCAATTGAGTCTGGCCCTCAATTGAAGGGCTTCAACCAGAAAGAGAGAAAGGTGCACCATGGACTTGAATCTGATTTTCTCGAAGGCACTTTGCGACTACGTTTCGCAACTGAATGAGCCGTTCCGCTTGCGCATTGTTCAGCTCGAGCAGGCCCTCGAGTCGCAAGGCCGTCTGCTGGACGGGGCCCTGGGTGAAATCCGGATGCTGCGGGACAGGCCCGAAGGGCAAGCGATTGAACGGGCTTCGGTTCAAGAGCTCGCAGGCTTTTTGACTGACTCGCAGCTCCGCACGATCGCGGGCAATATCTCATTGCCTGATCTTCTTGAATGCGTGGACTGGTCCGAAGTCCTGGACTACAGCGAGATAGTCAGTGCTGTCGATATGTCCGAGCTCGCGGAGGAATTCGACCTGGAGACCATCGCCGAGAATATCGACCTCGAGAGCGCGATATCCGAATTTTTCAGCGAGAACACTGTCAAGCTTTCAATCTGAGGAGGCGTTGCCATGCAATGGGAACTTAGAACCGAAGACGGCCGGCCGGTTACCTTGCCGCTTGAGACCGTGAGCTTTCGCGGGGAGCCCGCCACAATTGAATCCGCGCGTCCGCCTCATCGCCCAGGCTCGACTGGTCGCGTGTTTACGCACGGCGGCGGCGAGTACTTCCCGAGCGTGTACGGCCTGCAATGGGTGAAGGTTCAGGAGGAGGACGGGGAGCTCAACGCGGCCGTGCGCCTGATGGCGCGGATCGGCGGCAGCTTTGCTGCCGCGCTCGCCGCTGCATATTGGGCGGCCGACTCGGATAATCGCGCGCGGATTCTGGCGGGCTGGCCTGATCTGATCGAGCGCTATCGCCGCATGGCGCGGGAGAGCTCCGCCGATTAATCAGCGCCCTGGCCCCGCTCGAGCCCGGCCGCGTGCCGGGTTTTGCTTTTTTTAAAATAGCCGAGTATGCTTTCGATTGTGCGGCCGCATTCCGTGGCCGCCGAGAGAAAGAGAGAAAGGGAAACCATGGACTCGCACCAGATAGCAGTCGCGATCTTTAACGATCGCTCGACCGAACCGGCCCGCATGGCGGCCGTGCGCGAACTTGTCGCAGGGGCCAGTCGCGATAATGCCGCGCATCGTTTGCTGGCGGCCGCATCGGCCGAAGTTAAGAAATCCTTGTATGAGGGGGCCGGGCTTGTCTCCCTGTGGGAGATTGCGCACGCGGTGCTCGATATGCAGATTGCGCACGCTATCGATACGCTCGAGCTCGCCCGCCAGGAAACCCCGAGCGCCGAACCGATTGCTCGCGACTGGACGGGGGCCCCGCTCGCATACCGCGCGCCCGGCCTCGGCCGCTTTTCTTCATCGGATAAGTGAGGGGGCCGCCATGCTGAAATCATGCAGAAATTGCCAGCACGCCCGCCACGATGGGTATTTTTATGTTCGCTTAATTTGCCGGGTGAACGGTCAAGTCGTCGCGCCCTTTTCAGCCTCCCTGGATGAAAACAAGCGATTCGACGCGAGCGCTCAGGCCCGGGCCCTGGCGTGTGAGCACTACATTACCGATTCGTCTGATAAGTGAGGGGGCCGCCATGCTGAAGACCGTCACAAAATCAGGCAACGGGAAGACGGGGCCGATCGCTGTTACTTACCGGGCCGGAGCCCATCACACTTTCGCGACTTGCCCGAGCTCGTGCGCACTCAATCCGCACGGAGAGCACGCGTCCAAGCTTATCGACAGGCGTTATCTGAGGGCCTTGCGCAAGGCCGTTCCGCCCGGCGGCATTGCCTGGACCTATTCTCATTTTCCGGCGGAGCTTTTACCCGTGCCGGCTGAAGGGGAAACCATCATCAATGCTTCGTGCGACTCACCCGCTCAGGCCCTGGCG